GCATGCAACATGGCAGCCTTTCAAAAAGCTGCTGTAAATCAGCTAGCCTTAAAAAAGAAGTTGAACAAGATGTTGGCACCCTATCAAAGGGAGCTCAACAATCAGATTTTTAAAGATGTGAAAGCACTAAGGGTGGGTCTTGACATCAATAAAGTCAATGACACCCTGAGGAGACTAAGGAAGGAGACAAAGGGACCAAATGATCTGAAAAATCTGAGAGATCTAAATGAAACTGCTGCAGGCCTCTCAGGCATGGTGGCAACTCAGAGGACTGTGGAGATTGACTCTTCATTAATGAGTGATGAAGAGTTAATTCAGTGCATTGAAAATATAGACGTTATAAAGAAAAAGGCGGAATACAAAGGAGGATCAAGACCACGCATCAGTGAGTTTGAGTCAGAGACTGGAATGTCAAAAAGTGATCACGAAATGTTCAACAAGTTGTTCAACAGGTTTGCCCCAAAGAAGGACCCAGGACCTGCAGCATTCTCCACTCCCAAATCATGGGTGGGAATCAGCCCAGCAGATCTTGCAAACCAGTTTGGGACATCACCCGCCATTACTATCTGTCTAATAATGATGAGGACAAATTCTCCTTTCAAGCAAATACTGGATGCTCTACATGACATCTCACTGTTGGATCAGGGTATGTTTGTGAACGCTTCTGTGGTAAAGGCCATGACTTCTCAACATCCTTGTTTAGATTGTGTTGAATATACAGTGCCAAAGAACTCTTCTGGTTACAACATTACAGTCAAAGCTGTGGTAAAGGCAGCAAATGTGTTGTCAAAGCTCCCAAAGGTCGAGAAATTGGTTATTGATGATGACAATAGGGTTGAAATAATAAGAACCTTACTGACCATACAGAGAGAACTTAACATCAAAATACAAGTGAATGAAGAAAGGGGACTGTTTGAAGATATCTTCTATAAAATCTGTGTCTCGCCAAACGGCCCTTGTGTGGTTTCCATAAGATCAGAACTAACAGGCAGGGGTTGGGAAAATACCATCTTCCGTTTGAGAAGACCACCTCCTTATGCTCCAAAATTGTACCCTGATTTGATGGATCTTGACTTGGATGCACTTCCACCAGTGAAGGGTGACAAGAAAACTGAAGAAGAGTCCAAAATTTACATCTTCAAGCCTGCTGCAGATGAGATTGATGAGTACATAAGAAGTCCAGAAAGTGCAAGCTCAGACTCTGAGATCCCTGATCCAAGAGTTCTTTATATGGCAAACGCTTGTGAAGACCTTTTCAAGGGAGGAGACTCTGTGTTTATGGACATAGAAGGTACAGCTCAAGATCCTGTGGAAATAGCACTGTTCAATCCCGACACAGGCAAATTTGTGCATATTTTTAGGATGCCAAAGGACAAGGATGGTTTCAAAAAGGCATCCAAACATGCACATGGTCTTTTGTTGGATGATATATCTGACCATCCAGACCTGCAGACTGACAAAAACATTGAGGCTTTCTTTTCCAAAGTACCGCTCTCAGCAAGAATCTTCTGCCAAGGGTCAGATATTGAGGAGTGCCTTAAATTCTTTGGTAGAAAAGATTTAAAGCCCACAGACTGTAAGTGGAAAAGGGAAGAATTTATGAAATATCATGAGAATATACTTGATGAGCTATCTGAAGTTTTCCCCTGCAAGCACTCAGGAACAGTGAAGGACAAGAAAGGAGCCCTGACTGCACCACATTGTGCTCTGCTGGATTGCCTGATGTTCAGTAGAACAGCAAGTGGAGGCAAAAAAACAAAGGACCCAACCCCAGCCACCATCTAAACGGGTCCAAACAACCAAGCCCGGACCGAACAAAGCACCCAGGGCGGGCGGACCGGGAAACAAACAACCAGAGGGTGGGCCACGTGGTGTTACTTTCTTACCCAGCTGCAAACAAAACAAACCACGACTACCATAATTATTATAGGAATCCACTGTAGCACATGCCCAAAAATGGTACCATAGAAGCCCCAAGTGCCAAGCCCACCAAAGGGATCTGGTTCATGATAGAATTTCTTCATTTCTTCATGAACTTTATCAATCATATCAGAAACATTCCTTCTAAAGTCATCAATGTCAGAGCAACACATTGGGCCCTTCACAACACTGCAGAGTCCACCCTGATGAGCTAAGAGATAATTTAGAGCAACTTCATGCTCAATGACATGATCTCTGATTTCACCTTCTTCCTTGTTTAACAGGAACAGGGCTGTGGTTGTGTAGTTGGATGTTTTGGCTATCTTGCATGCAATGGCGTCAGTCACATGTTCTAATTGTGATATTTGAAGTGAGTTTGTTATGCCTGCACTAAAGAAATTTGCAAGCCCCCAGCCATAATCGGTCCCTGTGCTATGGCCGAAGAGTCCAACGTTGGAGTCACAACCAGGTTCCAGTGTGTTGTCTACCTTGGACCCACTGGAAAGAGCAAGGCTATGGTGGGTGAGCATATTTTTGTTGTGTAAGGCAATGCACGTGTAACCTGTCACATTCAGCAATGGTACTGCGGCCTCCTCATCAGATTTCACCGATGTTGAATTAATAGTGAAGTCCTGAGAGAAGATTAATTCACTGGGACACATCATCAATTGTGCAGTGCGGTTATTTTTGTTGTAGACAACCAATTTTATTCCATTATGATCTCTACAGGAGAAGCAAATTTTGAAGCCTAAGTTGTGAAGGTCGGTGTTTTTGGTTTTGTTGAGTTCGATGGCTGTAAAACCAAGCTTCACTGATGGGTTGCCTTTGGAGCCATTAACAAGATCGGAATAAACCCTCACACAGGATGAGAGCCCTTGTTGTCTACAAGAGCCAGTGTAGTTGTAGTAAGAAGTTGGTTCATAAAGAATCTTGTTGACAAATATCATGTAATTGACAGCTTCCCCTCCAAAGAGTTTCATATCATGGCTGATTCTCAAAGTCTTCCCCACCTTGGGCACAGCCTCACTGTGCATAATAGAGAAGATGAACATTGGTAGGGTCTCATTTGGCAGGATTCCCATGAATGACTCAGTTGGTTCAGTGAACTGCATGCCGTGACATATGCTAGAGTTGCTTGATGCCGCCAAGGAAAGCATTTCACCAATTGTCCCAGATGTTGGGCAGGACATCAGTGAAACCAAGTTTCACTGATGGGTTGCCTTTGGAGCCATTTAC